TTCTTCTTGCTAATGTTTCTTCAATGATATTGTAATCAGTTGATTTAATTAATTGTTGAATTTCGCCATTTTTTATTGTTACTAACTGAATATAAGCACTATCTGGATAGTAATCATAGTCATAAGCAACTAATGTCAATCCTATTTTTAATCTATGCGCTCCAGGAGCAGAAAAATTAGTAGAACCTCTTGAATTATCATATAAATCATTTTCAAGTTCTGGTGTTATAATATTTTCTGATATTTCAAAACCCACCTTGACGGAAGGTTTATCATAATACTTATCTACAACAATTAACTCCTCTGGGTTGTTTACAAAAAAACCATTGACAAAATATACACCTGATTCTACTTTTACCGCAGAAGCATATCCCATTGCCAAACTTGGTTTTTCTGTAATAACTCCTGTGTCGTAATCTTTTACAGCAATAGTTGTTGGTAAAACACTACCATCAGTTCCAACAACTAAAGTTGGTGAATTTACTATATCAAGTACTTCTAGTGTTTCTCCTTGTCTGAAAGTACTTTCATTATTTGCATTACCACTATTGGTGTACTTTACATATAAAACATCAGATTCATTTTCATTTGAATATGAATAAGAAAGAACAGTAGCAGTTACTCCAGATGTCAAACCCTTTAATGTTGCTTTTAATTCTGCTAATTGTTTGATGTCGTATTTTTTATATTCTATATTGCCATTAATATTTACAGCAACTTCGGAAACAGATGATAACTTTACGAAATCTAATTTATTATTAAAAGATACTTCACCAGGAATTACCTGCTCACCTTGTTTGAATCTATTCTTACCAATGCTTTCTATTTGATTTTGTAAGATTGACTGTAGATTGTTTAATTCCCTAGTTTGGATTGAATATCCAGGTCTAAACAATACTTTATAGTATCCATCTGACACTTTAAAGTCATCATTATAGGGAGGCACAGTAAGATTGATAGGCATTTTATTTCTAAGTTATCCTAATTATTTTCTAGAAGATATCAGAACTCGATAACTAATTTGATATCTTCAACTTGGTCGATAGCTCTTGTGATTTGTCTTCTATTTTCTAAATAAACAATTTCACCAGAATTTGGTTGAATTTCTGGAGTTGCTAAACCGTTTACAAAAGTAGAACCTAATAGAGAACTATTGAATGTAGTGTTAACAGTTCCTGTGATGTTTGAAGATACTCCAGTAACTACGTTAGAACCATTTGATTCAAATGCTCTAACAATTCCATCATCTGTATGAATATCTGGAGATTGGAAATACTTCAATACTCCTGAAGTATTACTACCACTGTCTAAAGTCCAAGCAACTACTTTTCCTTTAGCAGTATATCCACCAGTAACTGTTTGTGTAATTTCTTCGTCTGCGAGGAATGTTCCAGATACATTATTTAATTTAACTGCACGTAAGTTTGATAATGTATCCACTGTTGCATAAGTGGCAGTTCCATATAGATATGGGTCTTGAAGAATACCAATTCTTCTGAAATCGTTCTCTACAGGGAAGTCTCCACCACCTTCTGCATAAGTAAGTCTAATGTTTGCCATGATACGTTTAGCATTCAATTCTGAAATAGGATCAGAACCATGACCTCCTTGTGGAGAAATAACTGCTTCTATAGAACCAGTAGCAGAAGCTCCAACGTTGATGGTAGTTGTTAATCCAGCGTTTGTGAATACTTTGCCATTCTTGAGGACAATGTTACCATAAGTATATCCACTTCCAGCTGCATATAAAACTGCATAATTTATTTGTCCAGAAGAATCTGTTCCAAATTTAACAACACCACCTGTACCATTTCCTAGTATTGGAGTGTAAAGAGCGGTTTGACTTGCTGGTAAATTTGAGCCAACTGACTTAATGACAACAGTACTAATTGCACCATCTACAGCTGCTGCTTGAACAGTTGCATCAGTTACAATGGGAATAAAGTCTGTTGAGAGGAATCTAATAACATCATCGGTTGGAATAGTATACATATACTTCCAAACATAGTTTGTAAATCCATTTGAATCTACTGGTTCTTTATAAATTCCGCTGGAATAAGTTCCATTAGATGGAGTTGTTGATGGTTCGTATGAAACACTAGGAAGAACACCACCAGGAAGAAGAGAAACAGGTCTTTCTCCATTGTATAAGCATTTGAATACTTCGTACTTGCTATTTACAACGTAGAATTTTGCTGTAGAAATATTTCTAGAACCACTAGAAGAACCAGGAACTACAACGTCGGATAATTTTTGATCAGAATAATCTGGTCTCCACATATCAAAGGTTGGGTTTGAACTAGGATCCCAGTTATATCTTCTTACTACTGGTCTAGCATAAGAACTTGTAATTCTTTTTGCTGCCATCATATCATTATAAACATTATATTTTTCTGCTTGGTTATCAAAAGGAACTGTTGGAATATCATCAGTTGCAAATCTGTAAACACCAGTCAAAGCAGTAGCAGCAGTATCTGTAGATGTTAAAGTGTTGTAGCACTTCAATACAGAACCTTGTGGGGGGTATGAAGATGTAGTTGGACCAATGTTATCCAGTAAAACGCTTCCTGGATAAGAAGAAATTACATTTCCTTTAAAAGTTGCTGTGGCATAACTTGCACCAACATATGCAATATCTCTACCAGCAACAAAATCGGTTGAAGACTTATTATAAATTTCTAGAGAAGAATACCATCTCTGTGGTCTGCCCACAAAGAAATACATTCTTGTTCTTTGAGGATCAGTGTCAGAGCCACCAGCAGGCTCAGATAAAGATTCTAAAAATTGTTTTGCGTTAAAAATTCTGAATCTTTCAGAAATAATAGCTGCCATTGATGATCTCTCTCTTACTAGGTGTTAATGCTTCGAGTTTATTTATATTTATAGTGTTAATTAATAATTATTGGAAATAGTTCTTATGTAATCTCCAGCAGTGTGGGAAGTTGCATATTGACCTCTAGTTACACCAAGAAAACGATCTGATAGTTTTGAGGTATATGATACAATTTCTTTTCCTATTAATAGAAAACCAGATGACGGAAATGCATTTGTATTTGGAACGTATATAATTGTATCAATATTATTCATATCCATTTGTAAATAAGTACCAAATTCTGTTGTAGAACCATAACCAAAATCAATAAGTCTATCTGAATTTATAAATTTCCTTGATGCAGATCTCAAATCAAACTCTTGAATTTCAACAGTTGGATATAAAATATCAAATTGTTGTAATGATATTCCACCAACATTTGCAACTCCCATATCATTGAAAGCTCCACTTTCAAACATAGCAATATTTGCCCCAGCAACTCCAAGAGAATACGGTGTTGGTAATACTGAAGTATCTTCATAAGTATCAATAACACCAGTGGTAACAAATTTAGTAATTTGTTCGGTTACTGTAGAAATTGTCGTAATAGGTACGTTATCCGCTAATGTAGCGATTGTGGAAGTAACTTGTTGTGAAACACTAGAAATAGAATTAATAGTTGTACTACCAAAATCAATATACTTAATAATTGGTGGATTAATTACATTGATGTCATTTATTTTGATTTCGTCTTCTTTAAAGAAAACTGTAATTTGTTTATCTAATATAATATCAGATACTCTACTAATTAATAGTTCTTCTCTGTGTACATTAAATCCAAATTCAAAGTTAATAACAGTACTTATAGAAACTGTTGATTCTATACGTGGAGAAAAATTAATAAGAACTGAAGTATCTACTCTTCTTTGGGGTTTTTTGATAATATCAAATCCCCTGGAAATCAATACTTTTGGAGCAGCAAGATAATTTGAACCACCACTTGTCAATACAATATCAACTACATCTCCATTGTGAAGTACAACAAATCCAGAAGCACCGCCACCTTGAGTTGGTGCGACGATATTTCCGCCTTCATCCCTTAGAGGTTGAGGAACAAATGTTAATCTAGGAGCATTCTCATAATTGTATCCACCAGATTGCAAATTGGATACGCCTACTGTTCCATATTTCTTATTATTCCATAATAATGATTTTACACTACCATTTTCAATAGTTGCATAAACAGAAAGACCTTCACCTAAAAGATATTCTTCGCTTGGGGTTACTTGTATTTTACCGTAAAAATTATCTCTAATAAAAGCGTTAGTGTTGTATTGTGTTTTTAATACTTTTTCTGGTATAGATAAAACTTCACGATAGTTCTGCTCCCCATCAATTTTTATTTTGTCACCAACATCTATTGAATGTTGAACTTTTTTCTGAATAGAAGAACCAATCAACCAACCTGAATTAGACCTCACAAGAACTTGATTAGTATCATCATCGGTCTCAAATGGTGTTACTGATACAATTTTATTTGATGGAATAATATAATCTCCTAATCCAGAAGCTGAACCATTCACAATTACTATATCTTTAGTAATATCAAATAAACTGTTTTGAGACTCTACAATTAAATCAGAAGTATTTGCGCCAGTAACAGCAACATATTTTGTTGTTCCTATTGCAGTGTAATTATCATAGGATGCTCCTTGATAACAACCTCTATCTGAATATTGAACAATACTAGGAATAAAAGATAAAGATATTCTTATTCTATTAAAATATTCGCCATCTTCATAATTAAATGCAGTTACTGAACTAGTAGTAGATCTTCCATAGAAATAGAATATAGTTATTTTTTGTTTGGGTTTTGGTGGGAAAGTAAAAGTAATTGCAGAACCTGTTAGAGTATAAGATTTATTTTTTCTTTGTAAAACACCATCAACAAAAACAAGTAAATTGTTTTCATTGAATATTTGTACGTTAGTTTTTTCTAACGCCGTTTTCATAACAAAAGGACCATAATATTGTCCATCAAATAGTAAATCTGAAATTTCTATTCTTTCATAATTTGCTATCGAGAAAGAAGAAAAATGCTGACCAACTCTTGGTGCTTCTGTAAAAACAATTTGATTCGGAACAACAGATCTTCTAATATAATAAGATCTATTTGCTGGTATTAACGGTGTGATTCCAGGTTCCTGAAGAATACCATCTATTGTTGTAATCAAATTTTCTTTGGAACCTAACTGACAAGCATTTCCTAGAGTATCATATAAATCAAACGCAGTTTTTGTTCCATTGAATTGAGAAGAAATATCTTGTATTTTTCTAAAATAATTTGAATTAACAGTTGGTTCTTTAAATCTTAAAATTTTCCCAGTAAATTTTTGTCTTGGAGTATCTCTTCCTGCATCATACTGAGCGGAAGATATAGAATGACCTTGTAAATCTCTATATCCTAATGGAGCTTCTTTAAATGTTATTTCTGTCCCCGATATAGTAAAAGCTTTTTCTGGTTCTTGTAATATACCATCCAAAGTAATTATTAAGTTTTCGGCAGATGGAACATATACTACATTTCCAGTTCCCACTAAATGCATAGTAAATACGGTATTTCCAGCACGATTACCCCTTTCATCAAAGTAACCATTAAATTCGGGTGTCAAATATATTTCATATGCTAAAGTTTCTGCATCATCAAATGTATTCAGAAATACTGAACCCCTACCTCTCTCCACATCGACCATCGATGCTTTGACGTGAGTGTTTGTGATAGTTTTATAAGTATTTTGAACTGTTATTTTATTTTTATCTGGGTCCCAAAGTTGTATTACTGAAACACGTTCTGGAGAACGTTGAATTTTTGGATTTTCTACATTTCCAGTAGATTCAATAACAACTTCACCAAATAAGTTGAACCCAGCTGGATGTAGAGATTTTTTAATTAAATCTCTCCATACAGAAGTTGGTGTTTTAGAACGAATTACATATGAATAGTCTTGGTAGAAATACGAATCAGTTATCTTTTGTGACGAAGACCCAATTTTTGATTTGTCTGATGCATAATATCCCAAATTATCATAATATGACCTCACATCAGCATTGAATACCCCAGGAAGAACAGAATTTACTGTTGCTGTGTTGTTTAGTGTTTTTCCTACTACTGGTAAATTTGCTTTAAATGTCCCTTCTACTTTTTGTAGTTTTAAAATATTAGAACCTTCTATCCAACCATTTTTAGCGACAGTTGCTCTAGCAATTAAAGAATTGTGGACAACACCATTTTTAATTTGTGAATCATATTGTTCAATTAACTCCCCTTCTAGAAAAGCATTGGGTGGAATATCTGTTAATGTCAAAATTTGAGGAATGAAGAATTTTTTAGAAATAGTGTTATCTCTATTAAATCCTTTCCCATTATCTACCACAGTAATTTTTTGTGGTACGCCAATTGTTTTACTTGAAAAATAAACTTTTACGTCAGATTCAATAATTTTTATTGTGGGTTTATATGTATAATTTTGTCCTTTGTTTGTAACAACTACTGAAGCAACAGTATTGTCGGAATTTTTAATAACATCAAAAGATGCATTTTTTCCATCACCATTAATTAAAATTGCTTTTGGTTTGGAATAATTTTTACCAGACTGCAAAATATTTACAGCAAATATTGTTTTAGTCGAAGAATCCCAAACAACCTCAGCAGTTGCTTCATTTACTGGTGCAGGTCTTATTCCATAAATTATGGGAAGTTTTGTAAAATCTTTTCCTGAGTTAATAATTTTTATACTATTAATTTTGCCAATAGCAGAAGTGGCAGAAGTAATATAACTGATTATTGTTTGATTTACAATAGGATTAAACTGAGGTGAATTGAGTAATTCATAAACAACAGAATTTGGTGTTTTATAAATTACTGTTTTTTCCCCTTGTAGTGGATCTTCTACGATTTTAAAATAAGAATTATCGGAATCAATAATATTATTTCTATCATAGTAATAATAGTTTGAAAAATCTACATTCTTTTTCTTGAATGGATAATTTCCACTGTTTGACCAATAAGATAAATCTCCATATCCAAAAACAACTTCTAGAAGAGAACCAGCGTTTCCAGGCAAAGGTCTGTATCCAACCCAATTCTCTGAAGTGTTATATGCTTCTGATGTTACGAGATTATGATTAATACTTGGAGAAATATTAAAGGTACTTCCAAGTAAAGATGTGTGAGAAGTATCAAATACATATCCATAGTATTTTTGTACTTCGATAATCGGATTTCTAACCCAAACAGCATTGTCATTCTGTACTTCTGAAAATTCAAATTTGTATGAGGGAGATTCTGTTACATTAAAAACGGTAACTGGTTTTCTGGGAGTACTTTGATCGTAAAAGAAAGATTGAGTTGTTACTTTATTGATGGTAGTGAGTAAATTACCCAATGAAAAACTCAAAACTAACTCATTTGTTTCTCTGTCATATGAGACAACAGTAGCATCTGAACTGGAACTTCCTAACGCATATCCATATGAAAAATTATATGTTGAAAGATATGAAGAAACTTGTTGATTGTTAAAATGATCTACTGCTGTAGTATTATTTTGTCCTCTTGATACTACTACAGATGAATCATTGGAAGATATAGAATTTACTTTTACGACTTCTTTGCCAATTTTTAATAAATCATTTATTGCAATAGAATTGACATCATTTAAATACAATTTTGTTGCAGAAGAAGAAAAACCAACGTGGTCTACTTCTGCAATATAAAATGCTGTAGAAATTGATGCTGGATATCTGTTCCCAGAAGCATTAGTAAATGTTAGCAAATCTCCTTTAATATAACCAGAACCTTTGGATGTTATAGTCAAAGAAGTAACAATGCCGTTAGTTATGATAATTGTTGCTTTTGCATTATTACTATTTCCTGTCTTACCAATAACAGCGGATGATGAACCAGAACCAACTATTCTTCCCTCAGCATCTCTACATTTACTTTGATCTGCAAAAATCAATTCTACATTTGTTATAGTTGTGTTGCCACCAGAAGAATATCCATAATCTGCACCACTATTCAAAGTAATTAATCTTCCTACACCAGTATCTTTAATTGATTTTGTGTAAGATGGAGTATTTAATTTTACTTTTTGATAAATTTTCTTTCTTACATAGATTCTTCTGTAAGAATTATATTCTGGTAGAATATCTACGTTAATTTTATCTCCTACAGACAGAGAGTGATTTTCATCGGTTGTTAATATAGCAATTTGTTCATTTAAATCAAAAACAGGAATATTTTTACTTAGATTTGTTTTTTGAACAATCTTACTGCCAATTGTGTCAACTAAAGCAGTGCTCTTCAAGAAATAATTTTGGTCAATCTCAAAATTTCCTCTTAATGTTCTAATTCTGCAAGTATTGTTGACATCTGTTGTTTCTAGAATAATTCCATTTGCTTTTTCGCTAATAGCAACTGCTCCAGGAGTCGTTACATTTGAAAATGTTAGTGCTGAACCACCAACACTATTAGAAATTTTGAAAGTTGTTGCAGTAGAATTAATTACATAATAAATTTGATTTGTTTGTATTCCGCCAAATGATTTTGAGAATATAATGGGGTCATTGTTTGAAAATGGATTTGACGCAACATTAACTGTATTATTTGATGTTGATAAAATAATAACTTGTTTTCCATTTGTCAATGATATATTGCTTCCAGCAGTATAAGAAGATGATTTGTCAACTAATAACTCTATAACTTCTATACTTGCAGAAATTGTATCGGATTTGTTTATAGTTCCAGAAACATTTTTGAGTACGACTACTTTAGAACCAAAAATATCCCCAACAACATTTCCAGTTACTCCTTTATCTGTTGTAATTACATCATTATCATAAACATAGCAATCACTTGAAGTAACTAACTTCACACACTTTTGATTACTATTGAAAATTGGAGTTGTGCTAAAATCTACAACATTTTTACCATTTACACTATCTACTTTACATAAAATATTTGAACCACCAGTATTTTCGTAATTAACGTCAACAATACTATTGACAGAAAATGATGGAACAGAAGATTCTACAGTAATTGAAGATATAGAACCAGATTTTACAGAATCAACAAAAGCTATAATATCTTCTCCATTTTCAATCGTTGTTGGAGTTCTTAATGCTTTTATATTTTTGGGAATATCATCCTGACTAATTGATTTGTTATAACTTGCATCTACTGGAATAGCATAAAAGTTTTGTCCAACCGAATATGGAAAACTTGGGTTTCCTTGATAATCTACGGATGTAAAATATGCATATGTTCCATTTGGATATTCTGGGGTTACACAATATCTACCATTATTTTCATCCAAAGTTCCGCTGTCTGGAATATACTCATAATCTTCAATAAAAGTTCCTAGAGGATAATCAACAACAGGAGGACCACCAATCCTAGAAGACTTTAGAAGATAACTACTTTCCATTCTATAAACTGGACTGGTACTTACATGAGGCAAAGAGAACCCATAAGGACCATAAATTGGATAACCATCGTAAGCATATCCTAAAATAGGAGAATGCACCCCTGTATAATTTTCTTTTCCTGTAGGATCTATATTATCATCTAATTCAAATCTCAAGTCTGTTGGAGATGCTATATATGCATATCCATATCCAATTGATTCTGTATTATTGATGAAGTAACCACCATTGTTTTCATCAAGTATATTTGTTCTTAATTTTGTGTATCTATTTTTATGCCAAGTCTGTACTTGAGAATCTGCAGTTGCACCTGAACCTACGGGTACAACTCTTACTATGATATTTTCTTGCGTGTAGAACTTTCCTTCATCAATTTTAATAAAACCACTTAATTTTCCATCAGTCGTGATTGTTGATTCGTAAGAAGCGAATCTACCTCTATTCAGGGCATCTTCAATAACAATTCTTGGAGCGGTTGAATAATATTCTCCAGGATTTACAATTCTTAAACTCGTTACTTTACCACTAGTAACGACTGCATTTACAACAGCATTTCTTCCAGATACAATCTCAATTGTTGGAACAGGCGGGAAAAATCCTGAACCAGAATCAGTAACTTCGATTCTTTCTACAACGTCACCTGAAAGAATAGCTTTACCGCTAGCAACACCACTTACACCTGTACTATCAATAATTAGAACGTATGGTGGGTCTTGATAACCAGAACCTTGGGAAGTAACATTAATTTTTTCAATTTTACCATAAACAACAAAGTCTTCATCACGATAACTTCTTAGTGGAACTCCATTTATCATAACACCAACATCTTTGGTGTTTGTTGGGTAAATTTCTGTAGTTCTTGTTGGATACTTTCTAATTAATTTTAAAAACTTCTGATCTTTTAGAGATACGTTCCAAGATGTTTTGCCAAACGCATGACTTGGATAACCAGAAGAAGCAATATAATAATATTGGTCGTCTTCATATATTGCAGAAACATCCGATAAAACTTGATTCAAGTTTGGTTGTGAATTTGCTGCTGATGGAGATGCATTATTTTGATTATATTTCCAACGAGGTCTATCATTGAAAACATCATAAACAATTACTCCTTTATCGACTTCTCCCGAAGAAGAAGATTCAACCACATCTCCTTCAGATGAGTAAGGTTGATTTGCACTAGCATTCAAAGAATACAATACACCAAAAACAATAAACTCAACACGTTGAATTTGTGAATTGTTATCTAAGTATTCTGAATATACAGTAAATCCACTATATACTGGTTCGTCAACCGCATAATTCAAAGGATTCTGACCTCTTGCATCAATAATGAATTGATTGACTGTTTTTGCACTATACGAGATTTTTTCATCTCTAATAATTAAATTGCCAGAAGTGCCGTTCCAACCAAGAGTGGAATCCACATAAATTCTTTTTCCAGTTGAATCACTAGATACTAGTAATTTTTTTAGAAACGTTTTAGCACATACATTAAATTGACCCACGACGGAGTTATCAGCTAAAACAACCTGATAATATCCGTTTCCGATATTAATAACATCATCTACATATGCAAATGCTTTATTGACGGAGATATCGGATGCATCAGCATCTTGAATAATCTTTTGACCTATAATTTGCGTAGGATCGCCAGATAACAGTTTTAATTTAAGTGAATAGGTATTAACCCATTCGCCACCCGAAGACTTGATTGTAGAGTCTTTTGGATAGTATACAGAAGGAATATCAGTACTGTCTTCAGCAACAATAGAATTGAAAATAAATTTAATTGATTGCTCAGTTCCTTTTGCCTGATAAAACTTTTTAATGTTCTTGATTAAAGTTTTCTTATCAGCAGACTGTTTTAAATTACTTTCAGGAAAAGAACTTAAATATTGCTTTTCAAAATTCTTAATGAACGCATATAAGAATAAATTGCTAATATTGTAAACTTCAGTATTTGAATAATGTTCGGAACCCATTCCGACATCTTCATAATTTACATTTCTAACAGTGGAACTGTTGTATAAGTCGCCTAGTTTAGTAGTGGCACTGATATTTCGATAACAATTTAAAAATGCAGTATCTGTTTTATCCGTGTAGAAGATTACTTCATCATCAATTAAAAAATATCCATTTTTCTCTGGAAAAGAAGAAGTATCAGCAACATGAATAGTTGTATCATCTGCTGCTGCTGATGTTATCAATGTCGTCTTTTCTGACAGTAGACGATTCTCATAAGTATCAATATCTTGATACTGTTTTAAGTTTAAAATAATATCTAAGGGTTGACCAGTATTTTCTAGCTGCTCGTAATACTTTTGTAAAAACTTTACAAACTTAGGATATTCGGATGAAATAAACTCTGGTAGTTGTTGTTCAATCAGAGTAGATAAATTTCTTACTTTTCCTGCCATTTAACTCTTACTCTTGAACGATTGTAAATTTACTGTTGGCAATATCAACTTCCAAGAACATTTCTCTCTTGGCAATAATGTCGTTGTATTTTGGTCTAACTCTTAGTTGTATTTTGTTGTCATCAAACGATCCTTTGATAATCGTGAGATTGTATAATTTAATTTCGCCAGTTGCATAGTTAAATGTTCCAAGATTTTTGTTAACAACAATTTTGTCACCAGTCTGTGGATTTAATCTATATAGAACCACAACACCATTCCTGTCTTCCATGTATACAGTGTAGGCAGGATATTCTTGAACAACAAAACCAGTGCTCGTTAAATTGGGAATATCTGCTTCGTGATCGAAAGGATTGTTGAAACAAATTTCGTAGTATGTCTTATTATTTAACGAAGGATAAAAATCCTTTCTCATAGTAATCAATGTCAAGTTAGAACGAATTGATGAATCCGAACCATCAATTGCAGAAACAAATCTACTATATCTAAACTTTCCATTGAATTTTTCTGTGTCAGAGTTCATAATATAACTCTGAATGTTTTTAATTACGCTAGACTGAATTGCTGCGTTTGTTTTTGAGGTTAATGCTGCTCGATAATAAACACGGCTATTCATTTCAACATAGAGTATGGATGGGTCAACAATTTCTGGCACAACAGAGGCAACAGAATATTTACGAATCTCTTCTTCTATCTTTCTTTTTGTTAATGTTGTTAAGAAATCTGCTACTGATGGTTTTACAATAATTTTAACTTTACCAAATTCTGGTGGATTTGCATCCTCTCCACCGTAAGCATAAACATCGGCAACTGCTGGATATACTTTTCTTACAAGAGCAGCATAATCATCCGTTGTAACTGCTCTATTTTGTGTTCCATACATTGCTGGAGCACTCTTTTTAATACTATCAATAGTTTCTATTTCAGCACCACCATTTGCTGGATTTAATACAGTGATTGTTGAACTAGAAATAGTGAATGGTGCCCCGTTTAATTCATCTTCAATAAGACCATTAAACACAAATGAACGCGCTGAATTCGTTGCAGAACCAGATGTTACGAGGTAACTAACTTCAATTACGTTACCAGGCGATAGTTTTTTGCCAAAAGTTCCGTCACCAAACGTAATTTTGTAATTTTCGTCCTCAACTTCGTTTAAGAAATATACCAAAGAGGTTGAAGAGACCGTAAGAATGTTTTCTGCAAACGTATAATACTGATAAGTTGTTGAATTTGCGCTATCAAATACCTTTACTCTAACTGTATTTGTGTCTATACCGCTGTTTGAGAGTAAAATTGACGGAGTTGTGCTCCCAACGGTGTAAGATTGTGTTAAAATATTGCCTTCGTAGACTTTTAGATTTGTAAAAACCGCCTGATTGCTGATAACTGGCGATTTATAGTCATCTTGAAGCACAAATTGATACAAATTATTGTCAATTGTTGCTAAAAATCCAGTCCCTCTGCGAAATACGAGGTTATTAATTGTATTTGTGGACTGTAAATTGATAACAAGGTTTAAAATTGCTTCTGGTGCTGTGACGGAGCGGGGTATATACCCTAATTCCTTCGCTTTTGATACAACATTATCGCGTAAAGTTGCGGAATCAAGGAAAGTTTCGTTCACTGCCATGTTGACATTGAACGAAGTGTAGTAAGTATTGTACGCAAGAAGGTCTAATTGGTGACTTAGAACCGAACCTTCGAAATCATAATCAGTAAAATCCGAATTCGCACGCAAATAATCTCGCAATGCGTTACGAATATCGAAATAATCTAAGTTAGTGAGCTGATTATATGGCATTTTATGCTCTTGTTCTTTCGAGAAGGAGTTCTAATGTTTGTATCGATGCGGGTTTTCCAATGATTGTATAGTCAATTGAGACATTAAAAGCATTGTTATACTCATCAATATCAACTTCAACATTCTTTAATTTGACTCTAGGTTCAAAAGCATTGATAGTATACTTAATTTCATCTTGAATTAAACCAGCAGTAACAAAATCTAAAGGTTCAAAAAGAAGCCCAGTTACTTTACAACCAATATTTGGGTTGAATAGTCGTTCACCAGGCTTCGTTAAAATCAAATTATAAACGGAACGTTTAATCGCAACTTCATTTTTAGTCACTAACAGATCTTTCGTAACTGGATTTTCATCAAACGTGATGTTTAAGTCTTTAAAAACAGTACTATTGACCATAAAATGACCTATTTATAGTTATATTTATGATGAAAATCAGACCCACCATTCAACATAATCATCAAAACCATCCTTTCCACCGCAATGTTTTGACAAACGATTGGTTGGCGGCATATTTTTCTTTTGTTTTTGCAAAGCTCCATAGTCTGTAATTAATTTTGTAGTACCCCAATTTTCTTTCATAAACGAACTATCTCGGTCTACTTGATATTTTGCCATCTGTTTTTCTCCAAAGATTAAAACAGAACTTTTTACGGGGTTGCT